TCGTTGATGGCAGATCGCTCTGCCTCAACCATAGTCATCATATTGGAAACGTCATCAAGAACTTTCTTGAGTTTTACACGGTCAGCTTCAATCATTATATTATACTCTAAAGTTAGTTGTTAGTAAAATTACTTCTTCTTCTTTTGGTTCTTCAACAGACCAGTATCGGCAGTTGCGGAAGCACCAACAGAAGCAAGAGCCGCAAGCGAACCACCAAAGGTGTAAGTACCAGTGTGTTGTAGTTCCATCCACGGACACAGCCAAATTGTTCCGCCCATCTTAATCACATTCTGACAGAACATGTAGTCTTCCGACAGATAACGCTTCGACACTGGATCGATAATGCAGTCGAAGTAAGCATGGATTTCACGAGTACCGTCGAACGCAGCAGTGCGAACGTGGTCAGGTTTGTAGCTGTATTGCGGATAAGCAGCTTTGTATTCGTCGAACACTTTGCGCTTAATCATCATGAAGCCAGTTCCGATCTCAAGAACCTTGGCTGGTGCGTTCAGTTTGATTTCAGTTTGACCAGCATCAACGATTGGGTTGAATACGAAGTCACCAACGTATCTCTCTAGGTCGCTAGGATTCTCATCGCCCACACCTTTGTTAACAGCTTGCACGATTTTTTCCCACGAGATGCATTTCTTAGGATATGGACCACCGATGATATCATATCCAGAATCATCAGATTGCAGAGCAAGCAACGACAGAACGTCGTTAGGGTTGAATCCGATATCCGAGTCGATGAACATCATGTGTGTTGAATCAGAACGCAAGAACTCATCAACGCAGTAGTTACGAGCGCGAGTAATCAGCGATTCATTAAACAGATAATAAACTCGCATCTCAATACCATACTTGACGCACATAGCAGTCAAGTCAGCGATAGAGCGACAGTATGTACCATGACATTGTCCGCCATACATTGGCGTAGCAACAAACAGTTTACGCTTGCGCAATTCTTCAATTTCTACTTTAATCTCCATTATACAATGATTCCTTGTTTTGGTGTGATGATTTTACCAGTCAATTCTTTATAGTGATTGACTAGTGGTTCTTGTGGATCAAGAATGCATAAGATTGATGATTTCTCAAGATATACTTTTTCAGTGATAGCATACGGCGAGAACTTCATCAAGACCAACCCTTTCTCTGGGTGCATAGCAAGCGAATATGGATTATGTGCTACTTGAACGTCAGTCATTTCAAGTTCGCAAATAATATCTTCGCCTGTAATTAGTTTTACTAGTTTAATTTCCATAGTTATTAAATACCTTCTTCAATTTTGCCAGTTTCTTCTGGCGTTTCAATGCGATTTCTTTCTGGATAAAAGAAGCTCGGTCAATATACTTAGTTCCATTCATATGGTCTAATTCGTGGAGAAAGCAACGAGCAGCCATACCAGTAAACTTTCTAGTTTCAATATTTCCATTTGGTTCTGTATAGCGAACCTTAATGTGACGTGGTCGTTTGATTTTGATACCAAGTCCAGGAAAACTTAAACATCCTTCTTCTAACATAATTTCTTCACTAGATTCATCAATCACTTTAGGATTGAAGCAAACAAGAGCAGGAACAGCTTCCATCGCAAATACTCTGTATGGCAAGCCGATCTGATTAGCAGAAAGACCGATACCGCCATGGTGGCGCATAGATTCAACTAGATCGTATGCTAACTGAATCGGGTCGACGACTGGATTGTCAAAATCAAATCTCGGCATCTCCTGTGAGAGGATAGGATCAGTATCCTTCACTAGAGCATGCACTACACCTTTGTATGTTACTTCTTCACTCATGAGAAAAATGCCTCAAGAGAAGTTGGTTTAGTTTCAAGTGCTTCCGGATGATATCTAGCAAGCATATCTTTACCATCTTTGTCTGGCATTCCTTCGATAAACTTATACCACTCTTTGCTTTCCCACATGTTAGGTGATACACCGTTCCATAATGGACGCCATTCAGGATGGTCTTGGTTCAGACGACGCGCTTCTACGAAGTCACGACGCAGAGTTTCATATTCCCACGAGCCAAGTTCTTTCATGTTTTCGCGGAAGTAACAGACGATAGACATGCGCTCAACGCAATCCATACAGCAATCGTCTGTCGGTGGTAGGATTTCCGTATTGCCATGAATCGCTGCATGGTTAGCAACAAGCAACACATCTCCTGGGCGGATATTAATTGCTACTCGGAACTCTGGCAATACCAAGTAGCCACCGCGATAGTCTTTGCCATTGGTAACGACACCAAGGTTAGAGTATCCTTCAGCAAGGTCGCCAGCATCTCGATGTGCGGCAGTACGGAAATTCTTGTTAATAGTAATCGTGGTGAAGACGGTATCTTCAGCAACACGGAAACGCTTATCTAGCGCATCAGAATGTTGCTTCTGAATGCCATAGCGTTGTGGTAGTAAATCTTTGAAGAACTTATCCAGCTTACGGAAGTATGGGAACGCTTTCTCAAACAGTTCTGGGTTCTTCCAGTTGTAAGCGCACATACGACCATAAGGAATGCGCGGATAGCGGTCAAAGAAGCCAGCGATACCTGAGTTGACGACAGTAGCATAAGTCGTACCAGAAATACAATCAGACATTTCTTTGGCTTGCTTGGTCTGTTCTTCTTTAGATAGCTTGACAGCCTTGGCTAACCAAGTGTCAAAGAAACCTTCGTATTCTTCATTCGGTTCTAGGCGAGCAGTAATCTTGTTGCGTAGCCAGACCAGACCGCGAGTTGACTCAGCTTTGTAGCTGGCTTTCTCAGCAATCAACGTCTGTACTGGGTCAGAACCATCAAGTGTAGCATGCGGATTCATCATAGCATCTAGCACAGCCATCTGCCAATCAGTCACCCAATCACGACCACCGCATTGTTCGGTCTTCGGTCCAGCCGCAAGTCCACGATTCTGACTTTCAGTTGCACCTTTGATGAGTCCTTCGTATGCACCGAGTTGTTCTTCAGCAGTGTAAACTCCCTTGCGAAACTTGAATGCGATATTGTGTTCGCCGTTGCCCTCTAGCAACGAATTGTTTGGCATATAGAAATCGCAGTCTTCTTCGATAAGAAGATCGTAGTGCGATTCGTCTAGGAAAGTTCCTAGCAAATGTTCACAGTTAAGCCATTTGTCAGCTGTGATTACTCTTACTTCTTTAGTCATTTGTTTTCTCCTCGGCATTTAGTAGTCGTTCATATTCTTTGTAGAACAGACGCATATTAGTTGGATTGTCTTTGTGTAGCGGTATCATAGTTAGGAACAAAGAAGCTGTCAGTTTTCTCAACAATTCAGTTTCTTCACCAAACACATCTCTAAACGCTTTTATGATTTGCTCATGTCCCTTATCATAATACACCGCTTCGCCATCGGAAGTAATTGAATACAATTGTGAATCAATGTAGTCATACTTGCCAACTACCGAATGCATTAGTTTAGCCATATCGTAGAACCAGTGACCTGAGAACTCACCACGCGGATCTACTAATTTAAGTTGTTTCGTGTTAAAGTCGTAGAACATATTTGCGAAATGTAAGTCGCCGTGATACATTGTACGAGAATCACCAAATCTAGCAGATAATTCAGATTGCAGGTTCTCAAGGAAAGCATAATCTCTGACATATTTATCTTTTATCTCTGGCAAAAACAGATTCGCTGAACGAAGTCTTTCAACATTCTTCAAAAAGTTAGAACCCCAATAGCTGGAACTCTCTCTAGAAATCGAAGTCTCGCATAGCTTTATGAATCTATTTATGGAATTGAATATTTCTACCCAAGTTTCGTAGCTCTTATCCAAGAACAAAGCAATGTCGCGTAGACTCGGAGCATAGATGTAGTCCATGGTGTACATGGATTTCTCAACATCAATACTATTGACGCGAGGATAGTACACAGAATATTTCTGTGGTAGATTCTGAATGAAACTAGCTTCTGCCATCAACTTAGCAGTATCAGTGGAACGCTTAGTAACAATTTTAGTATTGTTTCCAATATCATCAACTGTTATGTTATTAAACACGCGCTCTTTTCTAATAGAGCGATTCGCGATATATTCTGACAGTGTCCCAAAGTCTAGCAGTTCGCCATTCCAAATAGGTGCTTGGAACGAACAGCCATAACGATATTGCATTCTTTCGAACACATGAGAAAACTGCGTTTCTCCGCTGTGCTGTAAATCTTCGAACGCTTTGATATAATCTTTAACATTCTTTAGCGAGTACACGCCACAAGCTGCAGTGTTGGTCGGTGGTCGATCTTGCGGTTTATCAAAGAACTTAATTGAGTGCGAGTCAACCGTTTTAACCATACACCATCTCGCCCAATCAGGAACGATAGAAGTATAGACTTTGTTAGCATCATGGTCTAGGGAATCTGGTAGAACAGGAATGGCATCGCTAAGGAATACGATAGCGGTATCTAGGTCATGTAAGCCAGCATACAACGAAGTAGCTGGACCTTGAACCAACGAAAGATCGACTTTGAAGAATTTGATTTCCTTGTCAATCTTACCATTTAGTTCTAGTGCATAACGAATCGCATCTTCCTGTTCTTGGTTAGATGTGATGATACGCACCTCTTTTCCGAGATGCATGGTTCTCTCGACGATATGTCGAATAATTGGTTTTTCTTGATATGGCAAGCAACACTTAGGATACTGTTTTCCCAATTCATTGAATCGAGAACCTGCACCTGCTGCTGGGATTACCACTGCATCAACAAAAGTCATTTACATTCACCGCTTTGTCATCAATATAAAAATCGCCGTATGGCTTTCCAAAAATCAATTCATCATAAGGTACAGCATATTCTGTAAGCCACTGACGAGTTACACTACCAACATCATTCTCAATTGCTGCGAGATTACCTTTATGAGTCAGCATTCTGCGCGCACTATGAATAATAATAGTATGTCCTTCCGATTTAAGCCAGCGAAGCTTCTCAATGACCTTGTCATTTGGTTTTGCTAGGCTGTACTTACTATATGTATCCGTCTTAGAATGGTCGGGATAGCAGATAGTGTCATCAAGATCTACAACATATATCACGAGAAGAAGTCCTCTAGCGAAGCAACTTCGCCCTGCAATCCACGCTTGTAAGCTTCCTGCCAAGAAATCTTAACTTCCCAACGGAACTCGTCTTCATCATTCAGACCAGCTTTCCAGCTCGGGTTCTCTTTCTTAACCAGTTCTACCAGTCCAGGAAATTCCTTGACTAGTGATAGAATACACTTCTTTTGTAGTTCGTTAGTACGGACAGTAGAGTTTCCACCCTTACGACCATGCGGATGATTGAACGCATACTTGTAAATAATAGCGTTCTTGTTTCCAGTGGTAAGGAGTTTTAGAATGAGATAGAAATCTTCGTAGAGCTTAATCTCTTTGTCTTTCTGGTACATACCATCGAATCGAATACCTTGCTCAAATAACTGAGCGACATTCAAACCATAACAGCTGTACGAGCGACCGATTTCTTTCACGTCTTCCAGCACTCGATTGTTTCCACCTTGGTCGGAGATACCAACCATCGGATACGTGTCAAGATTAGCGTCAACCATTTTGAACATATCATACCAGTCTTGGACTTCCATATTGACTAGCTTCATGTTTTCATCGCGCTTCTTGAACGTGCAAGAGTCGTCAATAATCATTACCTTGGTCGCGCCAGTGCCATGGAACTTTTCAATGACCTTCTGGCGGACATCGGCGATACCGTCAGTCTGACCCAAATCAACTACCTTGGCAGTTGGATTGTTTTGTTTAAGAAGTTCAGCGCGACCTGAATGCGTGACAAGAACCACCCGACTTTGTATTTCGGGTGGCATAGCATTATAACATTTCTGATTGTCTTCACGCATGAATGTGGGAATTACTACAATCATTTGTATCTCCATAATATATGGTACTATTATACCTTAATTTGGGTATTTTGTAAAATAACCTTAAAAATCAACGACTTATACCATCCTACTAAAATTACCTTGTTTCTCAAACTTGATAATACTATGGAACTTGTCGTATAGAGCATCGCCTTTGTGTGAGATAATAAACGTGTTGTTATCTGCGGTCAGGTTATTTAGAATCTTTAGGAACTCGTCTGTACCAACACCGTCAAGCGAACTATCAAATACCTCGTCCATGATTAGTAGGTTGGTGGTTGCTGAGTTTCTCATCTTTGCTATTGCGCGCCAAGTGAACAACACAGCTAAGTTGATTCGCATCTTCTCGCCCTCGGAGAACGAGTTGTATGAGAACTCATCACGGAAGCGCGATTTAATCTTTTCATTAAACTGTTCGTCCAGCTCGAAGTGAACGAAGAAGTCCATCGCAGCCAGATACTTGTTAATTAGTTTATTCATGATAGGAATATACTGACGAATAATCTTGGTCTTAATACCACCGTCTTTGAGTAGAGCAGAAGCAGCAGATAGAACAGCGTTTCGTTTCGATAGCACTTCGCGCTTGGCTTGAATTTCTGCTAGTTGTTCTTTCAATTCTAATAGCGTAGCAGTTGATTCGGTTGTGTCTTGTTCTACAGATAAAGAAGCATTTTCAGTTTCTAGAACCTTGTAGTTTCGTTTCTCAGACTCAATCTGAGTTAGGATAACTTTGATTTGTTCGTTTATCTTAATCATGCCCTGACGAGTTTGCTTGATATCATCTATGCGAGCAGTCACTTGAGTCTGGTCGGCATCGATAACTTCTAGTTCTTCTTTGATAGAAGCTAGAGTATCG